AACGTAACCTGATCTGCATTTGCTGCTTTAACTGTAATAACATTAGAACCACTAAAGGTTATAGCAGTATCTGTATCTCCATCTCCTGTAATAGAATCTAATTGTATATCTCCAGCATTTGTAATTGCTGAATCACTAAAATCAAGAGTTCCTGTAACATCAAAGTTACCACCTATTGAAGCGTTTCCTGTGACTGTAAGATTATCATTAACAGTTGTTTCGGATGTTGTATGACCTATTGATACTGGTACACCTGAAGTTGCAGTCGCTATAGTGATACCATTAGATGTATTAGAATTATCTATATTGAATGAAGTAGTGGCATCCAGTGAAATAGTTGTACCATCTACTGCAAGTGTTCCGTCTATGTCTGTATTGTCTAAGTTGGCAGTTCCATCAACATCTAAATCACCATTAAAATCCGCATTACCCGCCAGTGTTAGAGTAGATGCCATATCTACTGCACCGTCAATATCTACAACATCTAAATTAGCTGTTCCGTCAACATCTATATCTCCTGCAAGATCAATTCCAGCGGCTCCTGCTAAGACTAAATCATCAGTAGATGTGTCCCATAACATATAAGCACTTGCTGTATCTCCAAAAAACTTGACATCATATCCTGTATCATCTACGCCTACAGTTATAGTATTGTCTACTTGAATAGCACCATCCAGGTTTGTAGTACTTGAAACTGTTAGTGCATCTGTTGTAACTGTACCATCAAAGTAGGCATCTTTAAATTCAAGTGAGCTTGTTCCTAAGTCTATGTCGTTATCTGTAACTGGTGAGACAACACCATCAGATATTCTTATTTGTTCAACAGCGGCTGAAGATACTTCTACAAAAACCCCCCAACGATTATTAGTACTATCAGCAACAATCTTATTAAGGAAATCTTGATCTCCAATTGTATGAACATTTCCTCCTTCTGCTGCTGTGCCATCATGTTGATGTCCTGTTGTACTGCTTGATGCGTATGAAAAAGCAGTAAGAAGTTGATTAAATTCATCATTAAATAATGCGGCTGTAATTGTATCGCCATCACTAAATGAACTTTGTCTTGTATAAGTTGTTCCCATTCTTATCTCCTACCTGACGGCTCATAATTTATATATAATCCATTAATTCTATATGGACTTTTTTGATCGTCACTAAATATTCTAAATTTTGCAGTATTTCCACTTCCTTGTAATGATTGTCTAGTCATTGGGGTTGCGGCAGCACCGAAAATACTTGTATTAAAAAGTCCTGATCCAAATATTGCAGGACTAGGAATCGAAGTTAATGTATAATCTCCTGGTTGCGGAATATTTGTATCTTCATAATCATAACGAACTCTCAAAGAAGGCTGTACCGTTCCTTCTGGGCTTACTGATATTTTTATATATTTTAAAGTTTTTAAAGTTCCTAAATCTCCGAAATCTATATCCGGTGATTCATATTCTGCATCAATATTAGTAGCTGTTCCTGCTGGATTAAAATCATCTCCTGTATCATGGTTATATACATAACCTGAATAATCCCCATGATATATTTTTTCTACATTATCTTTGTCGTATCCTGATGTAAACCCTTGGCTTGCTTGGATTCCTAATAGTTCTGCCCATTCAAATCTACTACCTCCTTCTGGATCTATTCTTAGCGTTCCTACAACTCCTTCAGATACTTTTGTTGCTATACCAGAGCTACCATAGAATAATCTATACTGTGATTTTTTTCTAATAACAGCACTACTAATATTATATGAACTTATATTAGCAGCAATATCTGTAAATATAGGAACTATTTTTCTACTTAAAGAACCAAGTTCTACGTCACCGATTCTTGCTGTACCCGCAACTGTTCTTATTCCATCAGGTGCTAAAAATAATAGCTGTCCACCAACTTCTTGAATACTTGCGCCATCTAAGCAACCAATATTCTTAGTAATCGGTGTTACTGTAATTGTAGAAGAATTATTAATATTCTCTAGTTTATAAATACTATTTCTACAGAAAATTATTAAGTCATCTCGAAAACTTCTTAAACCGACTACTTGATCATCTAAAAGAATATTACCCGCTGTTCCACCTGAAAAGTCATCTATATCATTAACATCACTATAGTATATAGTATTAGGGGATGTTCCTGCTCCTGCTACAACTAAATGTTTATCGTGAATTACACAAAATTTAGGATATTCTGTACCGCTTACTGTTATTTCTTTTGCAAAGTATGTTCTACTGCTTAATGCAGAACCAGTGCCTGTCATTTTAAAATAGAATGGCTTGACTCCTGTGCCTCTATCAGTTACAATTAACTCTCCGTAATCTGTATCACCTTCATAAATTGCAAAATCTGCTTGGCCTTGCGATGTTCTTGCTGCGGCGCTGCGGCCTGTAAATGTACTATAGTTATCTCCTCCTGCATCTACACTAGCCTTGTTTATTTGTAGCCAACTGTCTCCATCTTGGCTGAAATATATATTTGTTCCTGAACAAGCAATTACTCCGTCTGCGTATACATGTAGTCCTAATATAGGATTTGAGCTATTTGGTCTTGTACCGTCCCCGAATTGACTATAACCATTAATACGCCTATACCCGCCCGTTGTAGAAACTTCAAAATTCTGTAAACGAATAGCCTCTCCTGGGGAGCGAAGTAGTTCCAATTGACTTGAGACTTTATTCAAGCCTCCTTGACAAGCCAGTGTGAATGGTTGAGAAGCAGCCATTTTAAAATGCTACTCTATCATCTTTAACATAAGTAGGACCAGGTTCTAAGAGATTTGATCTCATGCTTCTAAGACCTTTTCTAAAGTCATCAAGAGCAAATGCTGCTGCTTGAGGATTATCTTTAAACTGCCAGATATAGTATCTTGCTTTAGCTAACAATACAGGCGTATACATTTCAGGGAAAACAATCGTGTCTCCATGTGCTGATAAAGCTGTAGGAAGATCCCAAGCAAAGTACCAGATACGATAAACCTTTTTAGGTATAGGACTTAATCCGAACTTACGAGAATCAGGACTCCGTATAACAATATTTGGCTCTCCCCATTTCTGTGTATCCGCATCATCCAGATTTTCAGAAAGCCTTCTAAAGTCTTTCCAAGCTTCAGTTGTAGCATATCTGATGTTACGAGCCACATAAGGGGCAGATTCTCCGCTGACTCCTACTGTAGTTAAATAGAAATTATCCCAATCTATAGAGCTATAATCCGCTGTAATACTAGAACTTGATGCTTTTAGTTCGTACCAACGTGTTCCTGCTACTGTTTCAACATACACATTACCATACATGGGATCTGTTGCGCCGCTTTCAGCAGTTGCTAAAAAGGGCCATTGGGGTTCTTCAATAACAATATCCCAATAAGCCCTATTAACCGCATCTTGCGCATGTTTCTGTATGCCCACAGCAGATGAAAAATTACTTGAAGTTAAAATAACCTCATTTAATTCCCTCAGTAGTTCGTTAGTCAGACCTAAATACGTTGTTGCCATTAGTATGAATCTTTATTATCAGTCTGAATATCCTGCTTTTCATCAGCATCACGATTCTGATTATTCTCAGAATTTTCGTAATAGCCTTCCATCTCTGTAATGTCATTATATTGAACAACCTTACCATATTTTAATTCAGGCATTTTTCTCTCCTACTTTTTTACCGAATATACGGTCATAATTTTCATTAAAGTTCTCTTTGCTTTTTCCAGCGTAAACCCTGCCTAATAGCCCCAAGACTCTGGTACTCTTTTTCCCAGAGCCGTTTAGAATGATAGGCTTTTTATCACTACCCAACTGTGGCATTTTAACTAGCCTGAGTCGTTGTAATTCCGTCCTGCACTTTGCATTGTCCGTCTAAGTACCAGTTAGTACCGTCAGACCATACATGAACATAATCGCCATGAACAGCTTTACTAGCTACTAATGAAATAGTATCAGCATCTGTAACTGTAGCAACACTTCCTGCTGCATCTTCTGGTGACGAAACATTACCTACGATAATATTTGCGCTAGAAGCCGTTACAATAGTGTGACTACCAGTAGGTTCAGTAGCGCCTACATAAAACCAATACTCTAGTCCTGCTGCTGGACTTGGTAGCGTTTGTATCCTAGCAGTTGCTGTATTCATAACAAAACGAGTACCTGATTCAGCAGCCGTAATTGTATTAGCGGCTGTAATTGCTTCTGTATCTGAAGGTTTCTGAACTTTTGTAGCAAGCTCACGAACATCTCCTGTTCTTGCTGAGTTACGTCCAGTATCTCTAATATTTACAATTCCCATAATTTTTCTCCAAAAATAATAAAAAAGGAAAAGGGAGCCTTTTCAGACTCCCTAATCCACTTAGATTAGTCAATACCATAGAACGCGGAAACCAATGCGTTGTCACGAAGTACTTTGGCCCCATAAACATGGAGTCCTCGTACAATGTCACCAAACGAATCAGGATCACGCAGAACTTCAGTACTAGTAATCGTCTGAGCCGTTGCCGTAGACGAAATATGACCAGCAATACATTTACCAGCAGCATTAGATGTGCTTGCAATGTTATTTGACTTGTACATATTAAATCCTCGCAACTTACCAGAAGCGACTAGACCGTTTCTAATTGAGCCTTGCCCAGAATTGTAATCAACAGACAACAGTTTCGATGCTGTGCCAGACAGAACCTCATAGAAATCAGGCGATGCTAAAAACCATCGTCCCTCTTCTGGAACACTCTGGTCGTCTAAAAGACGGGCCATGTGTCCTAGAACATCTATAGGATCGTGTTCTGACGAACCGAAACCAATATCAAGATTACCTGTGCCATCAAATGTACCAGCAGCAAGATCAGTCGCATTATCCGAACCTAAGATGTGGTTCGGGCTAGATGATGCTACTCCTGCAAATAGAATAGCGATAACGCCCTCATCAAAAGCATCTTTAAGCGCATAGGCCGCTGAAGATGATGCGGCTTCACGCCAGTTCACATGGGACATATTACTTTCAATGTCATCCACTTTGAACTTAAAGGCATTAGCCGTATCGACAATAAGAGTTGTCTCTGCGTCTGTTAGCTTTGTTTGAGTTACGTCTGCGCCACGCTCGTACTGGTATACGGTAATGGTTGGCTCTTTAACAATTTTTACTGAATCTCCGAAAGCAGAAATCTCACCAGCATAGTCGGTGTTAGTAATCGCTTCAGCTACCGAAGCTTTTCTAAAGAAGTTAAGAACCTTTTTAGAATAAACGGCTGGTAGAAAAAACGAATTAGCTTGTGTGCTTACGGAGTTAGCAAAGTTGGCATCAGTATCTGTACTAGGTTCAAAATACTGATCAGATTGATTATATGCCATTTTGATATCCTCCTAAATTAATAATAGACAAATTATTTTACTACTCTGCCTTCACTCACAGCTTGATTAATTTCTTCTTCAAGTTTGTCAAACTGATCTAAAGACATTGCAGCAATTTCCCGTTCAGTCCATACTTTCTTGGGTTGAGCAGCGTCAACTGTGGTTGTCTTTGTAGAAACCATATCTGCTGCCGACTCAGAAGTAGGCTGTTTTTGTCGTGATTTTCTAGATTTTCCAGAAGGAGTTGTCGATAGTCCTCGTTCAAGTTTAAATAAATCAATCGCTTTTCCTGCTAATTTAGCATCTACAGCATTTTTATATACCCAGTCTTGTATTTGTCCTGGTTGCTCTTTCGCCCAGTCGTGAAACTCTTCTGATCCTCTAATATCTTCAAAATCAGGATGAGCTTCCCGTAAACCAGATTCTGCTTCCCTTCTCATAATATCGGCTTCACGTTTCTGTACAGACGATAATTGAGATTGTAAGTCTTTAATCTGGCGTTCACTTTGCAAATGAGCGACAGTTTCAACTGTTTCATATAAATCAGGATAATCTGTTTTAAACTTTTGTAAATCTTCAGAAGTTTTTGGAGCTTTATATTCAGGCTGTGAAACCCTATTTTCTGCTAGTAACTCCTGTTCTCTTTGTTTAAATTGTGAAATCCTGTCATCATAGTGCTTTTTCAGGTCATCATAACGCTTCTTATAGTTTGTCCTTTTACGAGTCTTTTTTTCTTCTTCTTCCGCTTGTATATCAGGGGCTGCTTTAGTTGAGGTGGCCTGTTGCGGTGGGGCATAGAATAGTGAGTCTGCTGTTTCCGTTGGCTTACCCTCTTGCGGTGTATGCCAAGATTTTTTCATATTATATAGATTCGCTTCCTCTTCTTCTTGTCCTTGCTGTTGTAACTCCTCTTGCTGTTTAATCATAATCACTCTCCTTTACGGGGCTTGTCGTCTTATAAGGTAGCCATACTAATACGTTTTTTAGTACAGGGCTTTATACTCCAAGGTAGCCAAAAGGTTAAAAATACAATAAGGGGCCTTATAAATTAAAGGGTAGCCTTATTACCTTAAACTTGGTACTAGATGTTTCCCGCCATACGAGTAGAAGAAATCATTTGTTTTTTAATTTCTTCTTCGCTCATTCCATCCAAAGTGTCCGAAAACTCTTCTTCTGCGGCCTGAACTTCTCCACCAAGTGCTTTACTCATCAAACCGCCATCATAGGCTCTTTCAGCTTCATCCATCATATTCTGGAGTTCATCTGCGCCTATTTGTTCAGTAGCTTTATTTGTAAAGACAAATTCTCCTTCCGATAACCTCGCGGGTATCGAATCAGAGACTTCGGTTCCAGGGCCTTCTACTTCCCCTTCACCTGAAAATTCAGAAGCTGTCCCAACAACCTTGTCAAAAATTTGACTTAGTTGAGGATCATCTTCTAATTTACTCATTAAATATGTTTTCTCTTCATCGTTAAGAGATTCGTCAACGATGAATTCTAAATAATCTTCTTCCATTTGCTCATCAGGAACTTGAGAATCTGCTAGTATCCCTTCTTCTTCTGGGGATATATTAGGATAAGTATCCACTGGAGCAGCATCAGATACAGGAATAATATCTTCTTGTTCAGGTGGAACAAGCAAAGCTCCTCCTTCTTGTTTTTTAACTCTAGAGCCTTTATTATATGTATACTTTCTTTTTGTTGCCATATTATTCTTCCTTTCTATTTTTAGACTCTTTAACTTGCTCCTTCAACTGCTCTAAGCGTTCCAGCAAAGCCACCTTCCCCTGGCAGCGGAACATTTCCTGTTCCGATGTTGCCACCACCAGTGCCTGTAGTTCCAAGTTCTTGAGGTTGTACAGGTGCTCCTTCAACGGCTCCCATGCCTCCTGGTTGTTCACCAGCAGGGAGAGCTTCCTCGCCAATTGTTTGTCCAGCATTTTGCATCCCTATAATTTGTGCCATAATAGCGGCTTCTTCTGGGTCATTTAAAACTTCATCAGGATCAAGATCCAGAGTATAAGCCAGTTCACTAATAAGCTTTGATATTTTAACAAAGGGTGCAATAGCAGGATTTTGAACAGATTGCAAGAATGTAGTCAGCCGCTGGCTTCGTACTTCCTTCTGCATAAGACTGTTTGTTCCTGTGGCCTTTACTTCTAAATCGCCTTTAACACCCAACCTACTATCAAGGAACTGCATGTTCCATTGAAAATATGCTTCTCCTAATGGCTTCAGAAGAAAATCGTCTAGGTTTTTAACTACGGTCTTTATGTTTAAAGAAGCCGCACCTAAAAGCATAGACATGCCTGAAGCCGTTCTTGTCATACTTTGTACTCCTGTCTGTCCATGAGAATAAGACGGAATACCTGTTTGTTCATCTGCAAGCTGCCTGAACCTGTCAAACATCATCATGTTTTCAGGCGAAGTATTAGGGAATTTAAGACCGTGTATAGCTTGTCCTGGCATCCCTGCTTGCCTTCTGAAGACTTTACCAGGATAAATTTCCATATTTTGACCGCCAACCAAAGAAGATTCATCTACGTCAAAAACCAAGGAGCCTGATAAAGCTAGGTTGTCAATAGCCATCCTAGCATGTCCATTCATTATTTTTTGAGAGTCATCCATATTCTCAGCAATTCCGATACCGAAGAAACTATAAGGATTTCTTTCGTAAGGGAAAGCATGATAGGGGATTCTATAAGGTGTGAAAGGATTAACGACAGCCCGTAAAAGCTTACCATTACAGATCCACGCATTAACTTGGACTTCATCCAGATCATCTACGTTATCTCCTAATTCTATTCCGACTTCACGCGCATACTCAGCATCCATGATACCCCAGTATTCCAAGACTTCAAACTGTCCTGCACCGTATTCTTGTGTTCTATGATCGTCTTTTAATTCTTGTTCATAGCCTTTTTCTATATAGTTTGGCCCCATTATTAAACAATCACGAATTTCGTCCTTATTAAAATAAGGCATTTTACTTAATGCTCTAAGCTGAGATCTGTTCAACTTATGACGATGGAAAATATATTCACATTCTTCTATATTAGTCGCATTAGGATCAGGGAAAAAATCCCAAATACTAACAAACTCAATTCTCGGTACTCTTACTTCTATGGGAGAGTAAGACCTCTCTCCGTCTTCTCCTTCATCCCATCTGTTTAATGTTTTATTAAAATTAAAAGGCCCTTTAACAATTCCTGTACCAAAAAGGGCTGATTCAAATAAAGCACTCCTGATTTCACTTGATCCGTTAGATTCATCAATCTGATCATGAACCAGTTTTTCCATGCGCCTTGCGGCTTTTTCTGCGGGATTGAGTTCTACTGCTTGTGGCGATGGGGATAGCCCTTCCTTCAATATCCCTGCTTCTTCGGCCTTCTGTTCGATAAACTCCTCTTCAAATTTTCCAGTATTAAATGTTGCTCCTGCCTTTAAAACTTTTCCATCCCCTTCATAACCTACATCATAAGGATTTGTCGCTTCTTCTTCTTCCTGTATTTCTCGTTCTTCGGGCGGTTCAGGAGTTGTTTCTATTCCTGGTACAGGGTTATTTATGTCAAGATGAGCATGTTCTTGGATTCCTTCTGGTACTTTGGTTTCACTGATACCTATCGGAAATTTCCCTGCGCCAAAAATAACATCTACTAATTGTCCGAAGGCAGCTAGTACTTTTGTTTTTGTAACTTTAACAAAGACCCTAGACTTTTCTGTTTCTCTGAATTTGACATGCTTTGGATATAATCCACGATAATTATGATAAGCAATTATCCATCTTTGCTCATTTAGATCCCTTGCGTTCTCAGACGAAGAAAATCTATCTTGAAGAAGACCTACAAATTTAGTACGAAGATCTACACTAAGATTTAAATTTTGACCCTCTTCGCCTTCTACTGGCTCAAGATAAAGAGAGTTTGAGTTCTCACCAAATATTTCGTTATTTTCTGGCATTTAATATTCTACGCCGAGTATTAACTCTAAATCTCCAACTGATAATTCAGGAGTTACATCCGTACCAGCAACAAAAGCAAAAGTATATACGCTTGTACTACCAGCCGCTGCTTGTAGTAAAACAGGAAACCTTGATTTCCATTGGTCAGTGGTTGAATAAGTTTCACTTTGTCTGTCAAAATTATGAACCCTGCCGTTACCGTAATTATAGTTATCTGCTGAACTGTCAAGCGTTAGCCTCCCTAAAACTTTTGCAGTAGCCCAATCAGAATCAGACACGCTTCGTGCAGCATTTACAGTTCCTACTGATTGATTAACGGTACAGAAAAATAATTCAATGTCAAAAAGTGAATTAGATTTAGATGAGATCATAGCAGAAACTAATTTAGAACATTCTCCTTTTTTTCCAACCGCAAGAGGCACTTCTGTTGTGTCAAACAATATATCATTGTTAGAATATTGAACTCCTGTAACGGTAGGCGTTACTCTGATAACGCGTCTAGCGTTTTGATTCATAGTCATTTTTTTCTCCTAAATTAATATCCAAACTCCCTATCTATTGGTTGATATGCCTGTTCCATTCTAAAGTTTCTAATTCTATTAATAGGATCATCTACTCTAGGCCTTGACATAATTAAATATCGTAAGGCATCGTAAGCATGATCAGGAGCATGAGTGTCTACGTCTTCTGGTTTTGTCCTGTCCATAGGAATACTTTGTAATTCTTTTATCAAGTTTGGACAAGTACTGAATATTTGTAGTTTTGGCCTACCATTAGGTTGTACTTTCAAGTATTCGTGTATTTGAATTTTACCCTGTATCCTGTTTTTATCTGCTTTTCTAAGTTTATGTCCTGCTAATATTAAAGCTTCTCCGACTGTAGGCCCTGTAGTCCCTGTTCTTGCCCATGCTGCTGTATCCAGTACACCTGAAACAGCAAAAGGGTCATTTAACTCCATTTCTGTAATTACCTGGCCTAAATCACGCCCTGTTAAGTTCTTTTTATAAAGTTCTCTATAGACAACCAGAGTCCCATCTGTTGAATCTACTGTTGCCCATATGCAAGCGCTTTCAGAAGCGTACCCATAGTCAATTCCTTTTACTCGTTCCCATCCTATAGGGATTTTAAACGGAGGAATAATGTGTATATCAGGATCAAATTCTGAAAAAGCTGCTCCTTCTGTTATTTCCCAATTACCTTCTAGTAATTGTTTCCTTTGAACGGGCGGTAGAGCTTGTAACATCTCTTCATATCGCCCGTCTTCTGACAAATACGGATTATCCAGCAGTCTTGCAGGAATAAACCGTCTTGTAAGGCCATCATCCCCTTTAAAAGGTTGTCCTGGTTCACATGGGTCAACATATCTTTTCTTTACCCAACGCGCACCAACGCCTCCAGGGTTTGCAGTACAACGTAAATAAGGATCAATCTCTGGATCTATTGTACGCAGCCTTGAAGCCAGATAATTCCAACCAAATTCTGTAGGAAGATGAGTAATTTCATCAAATCCTATCCAAGAATATGATTGTCCCTGGTAGCGGTAAACGTCTGCGTCCCTTTCTAGGAACCCGAACTCTACTTTAGCACCACTAGGGAAGTTCCATATCTTTTCAACTTCTCTAAACTTACATCCAGGGAACGCTTTCGGATACAATTCTCTGGATTTATCTATTAACTCTCTTAATTCTGGCATTGATCGTCTAAGAATCAAAGCCCTGTGTGCAGAACGATGGCAGAACCTTAAAGGATCTACTAACATTGCATAAGATTTACCGCCTCCTGCTGCTCCTCCATATAAAACATCACGTTCTGGAGAAGCTAAAAATTCTGTTTGTGGCCCTTCGTTTGGTTCAAAGATAATATTCTTTTTATAAACCTGTTCTCTTGCGGTTTCTGGTAAATGTTCCAGAATATCTTCTTTTGTAATAATTTTACCTGTGATAGTTTGCTTAGAGGCCGGTTCATCCAGCTTTCCCTGGATTTTCCTTTGTCTTCTGACCCCCTCTTTGGCATTTTTTAATCGGGCCTCCATCTTTTCAACCCTCTTTTCCTTTGTTAACAAGGATTTTCGGGCGCTTCTTTTAGCTATTGTCTCTGAATGGTAGTTATATCCGGCAGATTTTACCCCTTTTCTACGTCCTGCTTTCTTTTTTGGGGTTCCGTCTACCTTTAAAACAAACTTACCTTTATTGTCTTTCTGATAATATTCTGGATTGATGTCCCAATCGTTCAGGGGAGTGTCTTTTTCCATAAGTTATATCTATATGTTTTTGAAGGCCCCTAGAAGACAAGGATCTTCCTGTTTTATAATGAAGCCATTCGGCTCCTTCTCTAGGATTGATAGCATTTACCAATACAGAATCGACAACATCTTGAAAAGTCTGTAAATGTTCTTGATTCGGTACTATATAATTAGAATCTTCCGTATCTAAATCATAACCAAACGGAACAGACCCTGCTCCACGCTTCCTACGCATAGCTTATAGCCTCGGCCTGTACTTCTA